TCTAAAGTATCTTCGTCATCTGCTTCATCGTGATTACCTACGGCAATATGCAACTCTTTTTTTAAATTATATAACTTATCATATCCTGTCATTAATATACTTGTTAAATAATATTGCAAATTAGCTTTTCCTTTTATTTTCGACGAATACCAATTATCTCCTGCTAAAAATATTTTTTCAATTTGTTTTTCATATTTTCTAATATATTCTATAACAGCGTCGCGATGTATAAATTCTTTTTTACAATCAATATTGTTCCAACACCCATAAAATAAAAACTTAGACATATATATTACTATTAATTGTAAATATTATATATATAAATGATGCAAATTTTTTTCATAACTACTATTATTGTTATATTTACAATATTTATCGTAGAAATCTATAGATACTTTATATGGTAAGGTAATTTTAATTGAGTCAGTTGGTACATATCTCATCATATTAATCCATGATATTATATTATTAATAGCTCTTTTTAAATTGCGTACTCCATCTTCATTGGGTATATTGTGTATAATATGTTTTAATAAGTTATCATTAAAAACAATATCATTTATTTTGAGATTATATTGTTTTAAAATCTCTGGTACAATATAATCTTTCGCCAATACAAGTTTCTCTTCGCTACTATACCCAGGGACATTTATAACTATCATTCTATCTTTTAAAATTGGATTAATTAATTCTTCATCATTATAAGTAAATATAATCATTGATCGCGATATATTGAAATCTATTTCTTCAAAATACCTATCATTATATTTATCATTTTGCACTGGATCCGTAATATGTATTAGTGTATTTATGATTTCCTGTCCTCGATATGTATTTGATACCTTATCAAGTTCATCAAACAAAAATAGGGGATTCATAATTCCCGTTTTCATTAATGACTCACATATTTTGCCATATGTAGCACCTTCATATGTATAAGAGTGGCCTCTTAAAAATGATGAATCGTCTGTACCTCCTAATGAAATAAATGCATTTGGATAATTTAATGCATTGCAAATACCTTCTTTTATAAGTTTAGTTTTACCCACACCTGCACTACCTTGTATTCCAATGATATAACCATTGGCCTTCGGAAACGATATCAATTGTGCTAATACGCGAATAATCTGTTCCTTAGCGTCTTTATGACCATATACAGTATTTTCCATTTTTATCCTAATATTATTTAAGAATTCACAGATCTTTTCATTACCATCGCTAATTTTAACAGGTATTTCATAAAATTTATCAAAAGGTATATTATTTAATGACAATAGCCAGTTATTTAATTTATTGTATTCACTCGAGCACGGCGACATGTTGTTAAAGCTATCAATTTTGTTAATAATATTTTTTTTTGTTTTTTCATTAATATCCAAATTTAATATCCTAAATCTCATCGGAACATCAGATACAATATTATCATTAATTTTATCTTCTAATATTTTAATTTTATCCTTGTTATTTTCACTTAGCTCATCAAAATAAGTTCTTTCTTGTTGAGTATATTTATGATAAAAATCGTATTTTTTTTTTTGAATTTTTTTATTTGATGATTTTCTTGGTGGATTTAAAATTAAAAATATTTTCTGTTTTGTATTATGATTATCTTCATCGTGTTTATTGAAAAAACCACCACTTGGTTCAATTATATCATTATTAATAATATTTTCAGAATCATCGTAATCTTCATAGTCTTCATAGTCTTCATAGTCTTCATTTTCTTCACTATTTTCACCATCTTCATTGTCTTCATAATTATCATTATATTCATCAATATATGTTGGATCCTTATCAGAATTATCTTCACTTGTTTCTGTTGTTTCTACATTATCTGATGAATCATCCTTTTTATCCTTAGTCATTCAAAATATTTTATAATAATAATAATATATCTTAGCGTTATATGGTGTTATATGGTTTTATATAACATAAAAAAAATAATTCTGTGTAAATAATAATAATAAATTATTCAAAACTTGCTTCGAACTCTTTGCCCCAATAAAAGTTCTTAGATTCTGTTCTAACAATATGATTAGAATATATAAGATAATATGTAAGTATTATTATGCCAAATAATGTACCAATAAATACTAAATTGCCGTAATATTGACCTTCAGTATATAAATTGATTGTTATTAATCCAATAATAACTAATGCACTATATAATAGTGTATTAATTTTTACTCTATATACTGCTATTTCATATTTTAATAAATCAATATGAGTAGTGGTATTTACTTTTTTATTATCCAATATAGTATTAATTTTATTTCTAGAAATTCTCTCATTTGTACTAATATTCATTAAATTACCAAACGCATAATTGGAATCATTTTGTCTAATACCAACATTTAATAATTCGAAATTTTGTATTATTCTATTATTTATCGAATCAAGTTGATTTTGAACAAAATTAGCTTTTTTGTACATAAAATTATTGGATTGATCTGTTAATTTAAATTCCAAGTGATTATCATCTATTACTACTGGAAATGGTGCTATATCTACCAATCTATATGTACCAACTTCAAATTTTTCAACTTTTTTCTTATTAGTAAAATGCTCATTCACATATAATATATTAAAAACATAATATGTAACAAATATTAATATTATAATACCGAAACATATTAATGTTATTAATTTAGTAGTTGCTAAATTATTTGAAGATACAGAACCAACTAATAAAGCAATAGCTAATATTACAAGTATTGTGCTATATGCCATAAATTGATTATGCATAAAATCGTATCTTGATTTATAAGTATTATAAATCGTTTCATAATTTTTAATTTTGGATTCATTCGTATTTATATTACTATTTGATTTTCTTATTTCTATAATATTATTTATATAAGTATTATTATAATCATATGCGTCTTTTTTAGAAAGTGTTACTTTATTATCAGCGTGATTATGAAATAAAATATGTCCAGTGTTTTTCGCTGCATCATAATCGGTAAATTTGCTTGCAGCTATAACAGTATAAGATATTTCTCCACTTGAATCTGTAGTACTTTCAACTAATTTTGCATCAGATGTAATTTTCAATATTGGAGCGTCAACCTTATCAATATTTTTATTATGATAGTCGTCATAGTCACTATATGATAATCTGGCTTTAATATCAAACTCGAGGTGTCCAGAAGAAGTTTTATTTATTTTTAAAATTTCATATGGTTTATTATTTATTTTAATTTGATAAGATCTGGATATTATCTTTTCATTACCATTAATAAATGCTTCTTGTATATCTGGATAATCTTTTAAATCGTCTATAATTTTATCAATATTGAATCCACCTTGATCGTTTATTATCGGGGCAGTGGAAGTGGTGGCGAGGGCAGCGGAGACGTCGTGGTCAATTTCGCCAACGTTAGCCTCAGTGCATTCCTGAGCGCCGGCAGGGTTACATATAGTGTTGACTAATTTATTACGTCTTTTAATTCTTATAGTATTATGATCTATAACTCTTGCTTCAAAACCATTGTGTGGTGCAGATGTAATATCAATATCATCATATAATATAGATATTGATTCACTTAATTCATATTTTAATTTGTTTAATATTCTGATAATATCATCATAAAAGGTTTTATTTTCTTTGAGAGCAGCACCATAATAAGATTTATCTAACATTTCAGTTCTACCTTCCATTTCTGTATTTGTATTAGTATATTCTGTGGTGCCGCCTGGTGACAACGTATATTGAATCGAATCTATTCCTCCGGGCGTGCCTGTTGTTACAAAATATTCTTTATTACCTTGTTGTGTTGCAGTATGAGCGGATCCATAGATCTCGTTTCCATCGAGATTACATATTGTTTGGATAATATCATTATTAATATGTTTTAAAACAAAACCTTCGTGTTGCCAAGAGCCATCCGCTCCGGAGCTTCCATTAACAGCAAATGTTGTAGTTTGAGCATAATTTAAATCAGGGGATGAAGCATGTGTTACAAAAACGCGATTAAACATTATATTACAATTTGTTATCGCAAGATTTATATAAACTTTGCACATTCTTAATAAATTTAAAACAGCGTATACTCCATTATATTTATCTTTATTTTTAAGTTTGCACATATAGTTAATAAATTCTTTAAAAATTACTTGGTTTCTTAATTCATAATCACCTACACCTATTGTTTTATAATCAGTACTTTTTAATGTAGTGTAATCCGCGCTCGTGTGATCTGTGTTATCAACTATATTATAATCATCACCACTTCGTTTTAAATATATACCCTTTATATTATCGTTTGTGCTATCAGTAACTAAACTACCAGCAGCAGTAAATAAGTCAGTGCCAGTAGCTGGTGCGAAACTCAAAGAACCAATATCCTTGCCAATATTGGAATCGGCGGAGCCTTCGGCAGCAGCAGTTTGCGTTAAATCATGAGCTTTTATATAATCTTCTAAAAATGATGCATCAAAAGATTTAATAGCTAAAAAAAGTGTTTTTATAGTAATTCTATCATGTGATGAACTTGCATATGCAGCAGCACTATCAGCATCTGGTTTTATATGATAACCGCTATTTCCGTCGTCACTTTTTTTAATATCCGCTTTTATATCTGTATCCTTAACAATAATTATATTTTCAAAATCTTCAGTAGCATATGTTTCAGGGTTTTCTTTAATAAAATTAGCATAGGCATCATATACATCTATTACAGTATTTATAACATCAAGACTTGCTAAAATATTTTTAACTTTTTCGTGATCAAGTATTGCTGTACCTGGGTTATTTTCTTGGTCTTCTCGCGGTATGACAAATTTAAATAAACCCTTGGTATCTTCAGTAATATCAGCAGCATCGTATTTTATATTATATATTTTACATTTTATGGCTTGTTTTATTAAATTTACAAACGTTTTATCAATATCATATTTAGCAGTACCGGAATCTTCGAATAACTTATCATTAGCTGTATCATAAAATGTTTCTTCTTCTGTAGAATTCATAATTGCATCTAATAATTTAGTATTGTCTGTATATTCATTATTGGGATTTATATAATTGTTTAATTTTTTAAATAATTCATATGTTTTCATATATTCTTTATTTTCAACAGGTATGTTAGCCATATAGTATATTCTCTTCTATATTAATATATATATTTATTTAAAAACAAGATCTATAATAAAATGAAACTCCACTATTTTCATTATATCTAACTATTTTAACAATATCACCTTGCTTTAGACCAAGCCATTTAGCAATCGGATCATTATGCAATATAATAGGCATATATATTTTACTTTTAATCATATATTCATTCATAATATCAACAGCTTCTTTTTCAGATAGTTTAATATGCTTTGGAACATATTCGTGTTTAGTAGGATTAAACATTAGTTGTTGAGCGTGAAAATACTGTAATCTACCATCATTCTTCTGAAATAACTTATCGTATTTATTAAGCTGTGAAATTATAGGCTGTGATATAGTATCATTATTAAATATTAATACATAATTTTTTTTATTACTATATCTATTTGTGAAATTAGAGATATCATATTCACATGACTTTAATTCTTCGAGAATTAATTTTCTCAACTTTTTAGTTAATGCGAATATTATAGTAGTATTTGATGTTTGATATTCAATAACATTTTTATCATTTTCATATTCTTCTTTATCAATTGAAAGTTCGTGCTCTTCAAATAAGGAAATATCGTCACCGCGCTCTACCAGCATTTCTTTTAAGTTCTTGATAATATTCTCGATATCCATTTTATATTATAACAAAGTTTAATCTTATATTATAGTATATAAAAAAATCAATTTTTATTAAAATTATTTATTTAATTCATTTTCTGCCATTTTAATAATATTGGGATCTATATAACTTTTCTTACATACATCATATGTATTATGCAACTTATTTGCCGTATATTCAATTGCTTTTTTTATTGGATTTTTAATATTTTTATCTACTTTAGTTTTCTCGAAAAATTTCATGAACAGATTATTTGCATTTAATGTTCGCAAATCTTTTGTTGTAATATTTAAATCATATTTTGAATAAAAGTTAGCTAAATATTTATTAACATCATGTGAAGTTACTAAACGATTTTCCGTATGAAATATATAATCTTCGTCTCCTTTTTTATCTATTTTATCATAAAAATATTTATATATATATTTATTTTTACAAACAGCCTTATTTCTAACACTTTTTTTTCCAATAAAATCGATTTCTATTAAACCAGACTTTAGAAATATATGTTTTTTCTTTAAAGTAGTTAAACCATATGAGTTATTGTCCTTTTCATATTTTTTATTTCCGATTCTGAAACCACAATCAATTATAAGAGTAATAATTATAGCGCAAATTTTATTTAATGTAATAGCAGTATCTTTAATATCTCTGGTTATTTTCTTTTTTAATTTTGAAAAATGTTTAACTGAACTTTCTATCTTTTTAAATTTAATATTACTCCTTTTGAGAATATACTTGGGGTTATATATTACTTGCTTTCTATTTTTAGAATCATATCCGTATGCGATTATTTTTCCACCATTTATAATTGTTACATTATCATAAGCTGGTGGTATTTTTAGTTCTTTAATTTTATTTATAGTTTCATTGCTTTTTATTTCTTTATTTTTATTATAATATTTAAATCCCGTTTTATAGGTACCTATTCTTTGTACTATCATTCTAATTAAATCGCAGCATAAAAAATGATATAAACAAAAGAATATATAATTATCCATAAAGTAAAAACGATATCAATGCCCACTGCGAAAAAAGCCACCACCCCCGTTGAAACCCAAGCGAAGGGAGCCAAAAAAGCACCTGTAGCCGCAAAATCTGTTCCTGTAATTAAAGCCGCGGAAGTCGTCAAACCAGTTCCGGTTACCGAAAAACCAGATGAACCTGTAAAGGCTGTCGATACCGCTACTGCTACTACCGCTACTACTCCTCAAGAAAACGTTCTTCAAACTATTATTGAAAAGGTAAACAGTTTTGTTACCATGGGCAAAGAAATCCAAGGACAACTTAAAGTGCTCAGCAAAGAATGGGATAAGCAACAAAAAATCATTGACAAAGTGCAAAAGAAACGCCAAAATGCTAAGAATTCGCCATCTGGCTTTGCTAAACCCAATAAAATCTCTGACGAGCTTTGTGATTTCATCGGCGAACCTCATGGTACCGAAAAATCTCGTACTGATATTACTCGTTTTATCAATGCGTATATCAAAGAACACAAACTTAATAAACCAGAAAACAAACGTTTTATTCTACCTGATGACAAGCTTCGCAAAATCCTCAATGTAAATGAAAGTGAAGAAATTAACTATTTTATCCTTCAAAAGCTTATCTCTCATCATTTTCCTCCATCTGCAAGCAAGCAAGCCGCGGCCGCTGCAGCAGCTGCCAAATAAAATTATTACAATTAAATAAAAATTGATATAAGCATATTTTTTCTTTAATACATTAACTGATATAATGTCTTACACTCAAACTACCAATGGTGCTACTGCTCTCAAAACTACAAACAACAATATTGTTGATTACTTTATGATGTTTGCACGAGATCTTGATAAAACTAGTAATCACGAATATCTGGAAAAGTGCTGGGCGGATGATCCAAAAAAAACAATGGCTATCATTTTCAATGGTCGCGATAGAGTAAATGGTAAAAAAGAAAAAAAGGTAGCAAATGAAGCCATGTTATGGTTGAGAAATAATAAATTTATGACATATTGTGATAATATTCAAAAATATATTGATAAATATGGCTGTTGGAAGGATTTGCTTTATGTATCTTATTATCTTACCAAAAACAGCAATAAAAATTATGAAATCAATATGTTTGCAGATAAACTTCGCAGTGATAAAGCTCTTTTAGAAAATGATTCATCTGTATCTCTTTGTGCAAAATGGGCACCAAGTGAAGGTGATAGAAATAATAAGAGAAGGCATATGGCTCTTCGCATTGCTTCGGTGATTTATGGCTTGGATGATAAAGCTAAGATGAAAAAATATCGCCAAGAATATCTAACGCCACTTCGTAAGAAAATTAATATCGTAGAAACTATGATGTGTGAAAAAAAATGGCATGAAATTAAATATGAGTGTGTTCCAGGTGTTGCATCTAAAAAGTTGCTAAATGCTTTTATGAAAAATGATAAAGAACGCTATGAAAAGTATTTAGAACAAGTTAGAAACGGTGAAAAGGAAATTAAAGTTACTGGTATTTTGCCACACGAATTAGTGAAATTTTATATTGATAATCGCGAAAATAATAATAATTATGAACCAAATGAAACAATTGAGTTGCAATGGAAGGCAATTTTAGATAATGTTAAAAAATCAGGAAGATTTGATAATTCACTACCAATTGTAGATTTATCAGGGTCGATGTTTAGCGCAAGTAATGGTAGTATTCCAGCACAGGTAGCAATTGCACTTGGTATTTTGACTTCGCAATGTTGTAATGGTGTATTTAAAAATAAGTTTATTACATTTAGTGAAGAGCCTGAATTGGTAACACTGGAATACAAAGAACCAACTTTAATTGAATCATTGAAATCTATGATGAACGTCAATTATGGATTTAGCACAGACTTTGTGAAATGCTGTGAATCTATAATTAGTTATGGTATTAAGCACAATATCCCCGATTCTGAAATGCCTAAAAAACTGTTTGTGTTTACAGATATGCAATTTAATTATGCAGACTCTGAAAAAGGTGGAATTGAAACAGTATATCAAAATATTATCAGAAAATATAAATCGAGTGGATATACAGCTCCCAAATTTATATTCTGGAATTTGAGCTCCGACAATAAACAGACCTTTCCTGTTAATTGCGATACTGATGGTACTGCTGTTGTTTCAGGATTTTCCGAACAGCTTCTTAAGATTTTCATGAATTATGATGAATTTAAACCAGAATTTATTGTAAATGAGATTCTTGAGCCATATATGGAACATATTATTATTTCCGATGATTAATATAGATAGAATATATATCAATATGTTTAAAAGAAACTCTGCAAAAAGTAAGGTTCATCCAAAACCAATATCTCCTAAAAAAGATTTAGTTTATTCTCGTAATAGTGCTACTTATACACAATCATCTTTAAAAGATGACAAGGAAGGTGTTATAGATTTTTTAAGTGAATATGGTAGGGAACCTATTAAATTATTTGAACTAACTAATAATTTTAAGGATAAAATTAAGTTTAATATATTTTTTAAATTTGATGAAAATGAATTAAATAATATTTATGATAAATTACTGCAAGATTTCATCAAAAAGCATAATTTGCAAATGCAATTGTGTTATGTAAAACTTTATTGTTTTGATTCTACTACAATCAGCGAAGATAGCAATGAGATAAAAACAATATTACGAAAAAAAAATAAATTAAAATCTACTGATACCGAAGCAATTGAAAGCTATGATAGCTTATTAGATGATGTTAGCTTTTATGATAAACTTTTATTGGATATGCAAAAACAAGAATTAATGGAATATAATATCGAAATTAGAGATACAGATTTAAGAATAGCAATTAATACTTATTATAAAATTAAAAAGGATAATAAAATTTTTATATTTGTAAAAGAACATGATTCTAAGAGCTTGATGTCACTTTTTGATTCAATAATAATACCAGCATTAAAGGAATTTCAAATAGAACCATTAGAATATGATATATATATGTCTGAAAAACACCATCCATTTATATTTAGTAGTAAATTAAGGGATTCGAAAAAAGGCGAAGATGGTTACATTGACAAGTATTACGTTGAATTTGATAATAGAAAATATAGTATAGATTTATTATATAATGCTAAAATGCTGATATACGGAGTTAACAATATTCGTTACGTCAAAATGTTCAATTTTTTATATAAAAATTTAGTACAATACTTATTAAATTCTAATATATTATTAAAAGGTTATTATCCTAAAAAAACCACAAATACAATACTTGGTGGTCATCGCAAAATTAAAAAATTTAAAAAATTTAAAAAATTTAAAAAATTTAAAAAATTTAAATAATATTAAATGTTATTAAATAATTTTTCTTTTATTACCACAAGACATGGGAATATATATATTGTATAAATATTTATATTTATCTGGAATATTTTCATATTTTGTATTACAATATTTATCAATGAGCATATCACCTGCGCGTTGAAATAGCTCAGCTCTTTCATGTTCATTCATCATTATAAATATACTTTTATATTACTTATTTATTTATATATTTTTTAATTTAATTTTGAGTACATAATTTTATTTTTTCATAAGTTTTTAAAAGTTTATAGATTTTCAGAGATTTTATAAATTATGTACTCAAATTTTAATTACCTTACATGTTAAATCAATTATATTGCTTGTTGCCTTTTCTTTATAATCTATTACATAATTAAACGTACATTCATGGTCGACATAAAACAAATGTTTAGAGCAAAAATAGTTATCACATTTACATTTATTAGTTAAACATTCAACAATATCTAATTTTTTATTGCAACTATAACATTTCTTTTTCATTATTATAACTTAATATTACCAAAACATTATATAAAAAATGATATATATTATTAAGCATTATATCGACATAAAATTATAATGAATATTTTCCAACAGGATTTTAGTGAAAACGTTATTAAATTTCTAAATAAAGATTTTGAAGCTTTAAAAAAAATTTCTGAAACTGATAAACATTGCAACAATATTATCAAAAACGAAACACAATTTAAAAAAATGCTAAATGAAAGAATTAATATATATAATTGTGATATGGTTGAAACGTATTTGATAAAAATATTACGTCCTGAAATACTTTATTATACAGATAATAATGCCGATGTCTATAAAGCTAAGTTATATAAATATATTAAAAAATTAAATAATAATTGTATTGATATACTTTATAATAAAATAGATTACTGTTACAATGAACGCAATATTGGTTTAAATAATTATATTCAAACAATTTCCTATGTATTATCTAAAAAAATATTTGATATTATGATTTTAGTTCAAGATAAATTAAATTATTATGATAGTGATATTATTAAATCTTTAAGTATAAAATATTCATAAAAATAATTTGATAAATTTGATAATTTTTTTAATTGGAATAGGCGAGGCCACCCATACCAGATAATATGCGGAGAACGTTGTAGTTAACAGCATATACATTTAAAGTGCCTTTATTATCACCAGTAAGCTGAGCAGATAATGATAATATAGCAGTATCTATGCGGGACATATTAAGAGTACCGCTTGGTTGGTGTTCTTCTGGTTTAAGTGCGAAAGAATATACATTAATACCTTGATGAGTTTTATTGGGAGTATTTTCGTGATGTTGATAAGGTTGTACAATAGAGAAATAATCACCTCTTCTGGTAGCAAAACGATCATTGCCATTGAGTAAGAGTTTAGCTTGATGTACGGGATTTTTGGAGCTTTCATAGATATTAGCAAGACCATGGGTGGCTTCAGCTGTATAAGCATTCGAAAAATTATTCCAGAAAACATCTGCATCATTACTTTTGACTGTCCATAAAAGTTCTTTGCAGGGATGATTGAAAGTTAATCTTACATTTTTCATGCTATCAGCGTTAGTAGTACTATCTATAGTATCAGCACCTGTGAATTGTAATTGTTCAATTAAATATTCGTGAGATAATTGAGCAAAACGTCTACGTTCATCAGTATCTAAGAATATGTAATCGGCCCATAAAGTACCATCATCTAATGATAAATTACTTTCCATATCTGTGAGGAAAAAAGCTGTTGCTACATTTGAGCTTCCGCCCTCTCCATCTTGTTTATATTCACCGTTTGTTCCTGATCTTTGTTTATTACCATTTGTACAACCATCTTCTTTTAAAAATTCGTCTATGCACATATTATGTTCTGATGTATCAACAAGTTTAGCAGCTTCTTCATATTCAATATTAACTTTAACTTCGTGATATTGTAAAGCGATTAAAGGAAGAGCTAAGCCTACATTGCGGCAAAACCAAAACTCTAATGGTACGTATAATTGTTGAGAAGCACCGGCAGCTAATTTAGTACATAAATTATGATCATTAGCACCTACCATAGTGTTATAACCATATCTTTTTCCGACAGGTAAGGATAACTCATTCCAGATATATAACCATTCGGAATAATGTTTATCTATACGTTGGCCACCAATTTCTAATTCCACGGATTTTAATAATTTTTGACCAACATTTGGTACTAATGCTATATTATTTTGATCGAAAGCAGCGCCTGATGACGCTGCAGGGGGCGTAGCTTCAACAGATTTATTAGTTATTTTGCCACTGAAGTATAGACGGTGGATTAAATCACCGTTACGGGTTATTTGATAGGTAACGCGAGATCCAAAAGTATTTCTCCCCGAAGGAGTTTGTTGAATAGCTTCAATAGCAAAGTTAGTATGACGACGATATACTACTTTGAAAAAGGTAATTTGAGGATTACCAGTTAAATAAACATCTTGTGCACCATAAGCTACTAATTGAAGAAGACCACCACCCATTTTTAATTCGCTATATCTTTTATACTATTAGCAAAGAAAAATAATTTAAAGAAAATTTAGTTAGATTAGTTGGAATAAGCGAGGCCACCCATGCCAGATAATATGCGGAGAACGTTGTAATTAACAGCATATATATAGATAGTACCTTTTACTTTAGAAGATAGCGATAATACAGCAGTATCTATGCGAGACATATTAAGGGTACCGCTTGGTTGATGTTCTTCTGGTTTAAGTGCAAATGAATAAACATTGATACCTTTATGTTTTTCATTGGGTGTATTTTCGTGATGTTGATAAGGTTGTACAATAGAGAAATAATCGCCTTTGCGAGTGGCAAAGCGATCATTGCCATTAAGCATGATTTTAGCTTGCATAACTGGGTTATTGTTGGATGTATAATCATTGGCACTTAGAGTAGCAGCTGTTACTACTCCAGCTGCTGTTGCTTTAAATGGATTAGTATCATCGTCTGCAGGAGCAACATAACAATCGCCAAAGTTGTTCCAGAATGGTAGACCATTATTTTCGGCATCTCTTCTTATGGTCCATATAAGTTCTTTGCATGGATGATTGAAATTCATTCTTAAGCTTTTCATGTTATCAGGACCACTTGAAGCATCTATTGAATCAGTACCTGTAAATTGAAGTTGTTCTATTAAATATTCATGGGATAATTGAGCAAAACGTCTGCGTTCATCAGTATCAAGGAAGATGTAATCTACCCATAAATTTGCATCAACTAATTCAACATCAGCGGAAGCAGAGTATACAGCAGAACCCCCTGCTGCAAGGCCAGTAGAAGCTACACGATTACCATTTGATATTGTATTTTCATCAGCGCTAAAATTTGTATCACCAATATCAACAAGATTGCCCGCCGATTCATATTCTATATTGATTTTAACTTCGTGATATTGTAAGGCTATTAATGGAAGAGCTAAACCTACATTGCGGCAAAACCAGAATTCTAATGGTACGTATAATTCATAAGAAGCGTTAGCAGCTAATTTAGTACATAAATTATGATCATTGGCACCCACCATAGTATAATAACCATCTCTTTTTCCGTATGGTAAAGATAACTCATTCCATATATATAGCCATTCGGAATAATGTTTATCTATACGTTGGCCACCAATTTCTAATTCTACAGTTTTGAGTAATTTTTGACCAACATGTGGTACTAATGCTACATTTTTAGTAGCACCCGTTGCATTTGTATTTTTGATATTAGCGTGGAAATATATGCGATGTATTAAATCACCATTACGAGTTATTTGGAAACTCGCACGAGAACCTAATGTGTTGCTACCAGTAGGAGTTTGTTGAATAGCTTCAATCGCAAAATTAGTATGGCGACGATAAACTACTTTAAAAAAGGTAATTTGGGGATTACCAGTTAAATAAACATCTTGTGCCCCATAAGCTACTAATTGAAGAAGACCACCACCCATTTATGCTATATTCTTTATACTATTATAGGAGAAAAAAAAGTATTAATTTATACACAATATATGTTATGCTGTATTTTAAATAAATTAATTTAGTTGGAGTAAGC